CTTCTGTAGGGGAATTATTAACGAAAATATACGAAAAAAATAATAATGAAGCATTAAATATTGCACAAAAAGTAATAACTTACGGAAAGCAAATGGATAAAGAAATTGGGTTTTAATAAATTGGTTTTTATATACCTCTATTATATTTTTATTTATACTTTTTATCTACATAGATTATATAACAATGAATAGTTATTTTTATATATTGATACCTATTTGTCTAGCCATTATTATTAATACATTCATGTATGCAAATTATCCAAAAGATAATGATCAAGAATTAACAATTAAAGCGAGTACAAATTCTTCATATTTACCACCAGGATATGTAATCGGTATTGTATGGACAATATTACTGGGTTTGATGGGATACGTTTATGCATTATTAGAAAAAAAATCATCCAAGAATACAAGTTACGGTTTACAAAAAATATCGATTATATTCCTCATTTTATTTTGCTTAGGATATCCTATTTTTACACGTAACGCATCCCTTCGATTTTCAAAAAATTATAATTATACTACATTATTCGTCGTTTGTATTGTTTATGCACTGATTAATCAAGCATCATCACAAATAGCATATTATTTAATTCCTTTATTATGTTGGGTTTTCTATGTTAATTTGATTACATTGTTAGATGATTTACATGTCATTCAAGCATTTTCATCTTTAGAAAATGAATAAACTTTGGATGATATTTACGAAGCATAAAAACTTGATGTTCAGGTATTAAATTATGAAATGTAACGGATAATTGACAATATAATTTATAGTTTTCATTCATAAAATTTATAGAATTCTGATATATTTCTTTATAGGGATGATAAAATTCAAATATATAGTTAATCATTTCAGAGGGTAATTTCATTATTTTGAATGATCTACTTTATTATCAATAAATGAAATAAAAAATGAAAAAATCCAAATATCTCAAAATTAGAAAAAATGAAAAAAATAATAAGTTATGTTTCATGAAAAAAAATAAAAAAAAAATGAAAAAAAATAATTTAGGATTCTTAATACAATAATTATCAACTTAATACAAGACTTTAATAACTTATTAACAAAATGAGCGATACAGAGAACACTAAGACTACTCCTAAGGAGAAGAAGCCTACTTTGTCTGTCACATATGTGAAGCTACTTTCTTTTCTATTCAATGCTTTGGATGGAGAAGATTCCGATCTTAAACATCGTATTATGGAAAAGATGAGTGCTTTTGCTTCTGTAGAGGAACAAATTGATTTTTTCAATAATCTTTGCTCTAATGAGAACTGGAAAGTTCTTACTAAAGAATACAAGACTTATGTCAAAGAAAACGAAAAGGCTACTAAGGCCGATGCTAAGAAGGCTGAAAAAGAAGCTGCTAAGGCTGCTAAGGCCGAAGCAAAGAAAGCTGAAAAAGAGGCTGCTAAGACTGCTGAAACTGAGGAGAATACTTCAGAGAAAGAAGCTACTGCTTCATCTTCTGATATTGTCGTAGAAGAAGCATCTGCTCCTGTCGAAACCTCCTCCGAGGAGAAGCCCAAGAAGAAGGGTGGAAAGAAGAAGAAGTCTGAAGAGAAAGCTTCCAATGAGGCATCTTCTTAAGTTTATGCTTTACTATTTCATCTTTTCATTTTACTAACTTTTTTCAATTCCTAAAAAGTTATTCTATATTTTATAAATTATAATTATTTACATTTTTATTTTCCATCCTTTGGAAATACTACCTAATTTTCGAAAAATTATGTCATTTTTTTAGAAACAATTGTCTAACACAATAATCCAATTCTGGTAAACTTTCATTATCTATATTTTGAAAATAGGATACATAAGATATATCTATTTTATAATTCTCTTCTAAGCATTCTTTTTGAAAATCTATATTCTTTATTTTTACCCGATAACTAAAATAAACAGCATGATGATCAATATGCGTCACATTGATATTTATAAATAAACCACTGTAATTAGAAATACTAAAAGTTAGTTTGACATAAGGCTGGATAACCTGATCATTATATTCTATGGTTTCTTGTTCATTATCAAATCTACCAAGTTCTTTTTTTTTATCTTCCAACATTTGATTTATACATTGAATATAACGTAGTTTATTATCTATGAATTGTATTTTCTTATTTAGCCTAAATTTTTCAGTAAAATGATCTGCGAAAGATAATAATTGTTCTTTTTGCCATGGTATATTTTTCGGAACTAAAACATGTTGGTTAAAGTAAATGTATTTTAATAAATAATGACAAATACAGTCCGGAGCTCGTCTAATTGGAGACGTCATATGACAATATAAATCTGCACCTACTAACTTATGTGGATCACGATGTACTGTATAGGATGCTTTAATTCCTTGTTCCATCAAAGCCATTAATAATTTCTGTGAACTTGTAGAACTTGTATCACTTTTTTCTTCATTTTTATCCAATACAATTTCTACTTGATCACAAGCACGAAACATACCTAATTCATCTAAATGCTCATGAAGATAATTTCCAATAAAAGAATTAGCTAAGATCGCAAATTCAGCAATCATATCTTTGAATAATTTTTCTTGAATTGTTTCTTGAACTAATATACATGTACCATCTTTTTCCCATTTTATTCCCGATTTTAAATAGTTATTCATTTGTGCTCCAACAGTAGTTTTATAACGTTTTTTAAGTAATGCTTCCCCTATTTGAACACCTATTTTTAAAGCATCATTATGTTTCATGAAATTTGATGCTTGTGTATAATTAAAAGATAAATGCTTTGACAATTTAATAGTTGTAAAATATAAATTCATAGAACTAACCGGTAAATTTGTTTCTTGATCTATTTCTGTGACTAATGTTAATGCGTGTTTATAATTACCAAATTTATTTTCTGCTAAACATGATTTTTCGACTATTTCCTGAGGCATTAAATGAATTGGTGAAGAATTAGAAGGATATTGTGTAGATGCTTTAGATAAAATATCCTGAAATAAGGATGAATAAGGGTCAATCCAATGCGTTGGATCTGCAATATGAATTGCTAGAAAACATTTTTCTTCTTCAAAATAAATACTGAAACCATCATCGGGATCTTGACAACCTTCAGGATCAATTACATAAACAGGAATTTGTGTAAAATCTAGATGTTCTGAAATATAAAAATCATGCTCTTCGTTATTTTCAATTAATAAATAATTATCATTATTTTTACTACATATTTGATGATATAATGGAATTATTTTAGATTGAAAATAATGTTGAAAAAAAGATAATCTTTGAGATTCCATATTTTACACCTTTATAAAAAAAACAATATTCTTCCTCATTTATTTCTAATTTTTGTTGTTTTCTGAACAAAACTAGAAATGAAATAATTAAAGATAATTTAGTTATTTTGTAAAAAATTAAATAAATCATAAAATAAAAATGTCATCGCTATTATCTGAAAATTGTCATATATGTAGTGCTAATTATAGTCCATGTTCATGTGAAGAAGGAATTCGTCAAGAAATGGAAGAAATTGTTTATGATAATTTACATGAATTAGTTGAAAAAACACTTGGACCAAATGGATTAAGCATTGATGACAAATTATTTTGGGAAAATGAAGATATAACTACTTCCATGGAATTAGCTATATCTACTATTACTAACTGTTTAACAAAATATAAGTATAAAGGTACTCCTTCTACATCATTCGAAAACATTGATCAAAATCATGATAATGATCTTTTTTATAAATCAGAAAACATTGTACCTATTTCTAATAAAGATAGTCAATTAACTAATGATTCTTCAAAATCTATTACTACTATGTACAGATTAATTCGACGAGAATATAATATGTCTGATCTTATAGAAGAAGGACGTGTCCATGAAACAATCCATTCTTCAGAACAAGATTTACTTAATGAAATTCAAGATAGTTGTCGATTAAATTGGTGGTTCGAATTATATACAAAAGATAATCCTGATGAATTGGAAAAAGAACAAGAAAAAGAATTCGGAATTTCTTGGGAAAATCCGTATGAAATTTTTGATAAACCGTTTCCTTTATTTTGGAAATTTTATGAAACAGTAATTGGTAAAAACACAGTTCATTATGAAATAATAAAAGAAAAACAAGAGAGCTAAGAAAAAAAATTATCCATCACAATAAAAAAAGAAATGGGTGATATTTTTAAATATAAAAATCTTATACTAAAATATGGATCATTTAATTTATCAAACAGGATTTATTTCATTAATTGTCCAACTCATTACTTGTATAATTGGAATAACTGGTATTTTTATCCCCTTATCTTCACCAGATAAAATATTGACCAATATAATCTCAATAGAAATGGTAGTACAGTTTATTGAATTTATATTTTATTTATGGCTCATGTTTAGTATTTATGCTAAGAAAATAAATATAACCTCTTTCCGTTATATTGATTGGTTTATTACAACTCCTATTATGCTAACTACAATTATTTTCTTTTTTACTTATCAATCTAATTTAGATAAATATAAAGATCAAGAAGGAAATATCACAATGAAAGAAATAATAAAAAAAGAATATAAAACAATGATTCCAATTTTAATTTTTAATTTTCTCATGTTATTATTTGGTTTATTAGGGGAAATAGGTATATTAAATAAATATATTTCATTTATATTAGGTACCTTTTTTTTCTTACTCAGCTTTTATAGTCTTTACAAAAATTATGTTTTATTAAGTCCAAAAAATAATAATCTTTTCTATTTTATCTTTATTGTATGGGCAATTTATGGTATTGTTTATTTATTGCCTTATAATTCCAGAAATGCTTCCTATAATATTTTAGATATTTTTAGTAAAAATTTCTATGGTTTATTTTTGTTTTATAAAATTTTACAGAAAAGAAAATAATATACCTATTTTTATTATAAAATAGAACAAATTATTTATCTAAATAATTTATTATTCAATTAACAATATTGTGGCTTAATTTTATTTAATTCATTTTCTAATTTACCCATCAATTGTCGCATATTATCAATTCCTTGACCAACATTCCGTTTCAAATAAATGGAATCATTTTCAAAATTTGAACTTTTTAATTTCATTTCTTTATATTGTTCAGTAATTCGATTCAAGTCTTTTGTCCTATGAGATAATTTTTGTTCCAATTCGTCAATTTTTGAGTATTTTTCCTCAAGAAGTCGAATCAATTCATCTTTCTTCATAGATTTGAAATTAGGTTGCTTCTTTTTTTCTTCGACTTTTCTAACTTCATTTTTGTTAGAAAGAATAGAATTATTTATTTCTCTATTTTTTTCATATAAATCAAAAGAAGGTA